ACGATAAAGTTTGCGATTTCTCTCATCTTTAAAGTCAATGTTCTTGTAATCGAGTTCATAATCAAATTCCTTCATTTTTTGTTTCTTTTCTTCTTACTTGATTTAAATACACCTAATTTTGATAGTAACCATAGTGTAACTATAGTCCATCCTATAACATACCAACCATTCATGATTATGCGAAGTTTAAAGCTATTGTAACACGGTTTCCATCAAATGTCGAGGGAGGAACCGAGTGTTGTAAGTTAGATCTGAATATGATAACAGTTCCTTCTTGCGGAGGTGCAATCAAAACATCTTGGTTTAATGGTGTAGGTTCTTTCTTATCCTTAGGAGGAAGCATACTACCCATATCAGGACGCTTAAAATATGTGCCAGGTGCACCATCTGGTACCTTGGCATAATATATTGCGGAGAATATAGTATTTGGATGCATATGGAACTCTTGGTATCTTCCATTAGTGTACACATTGTACCATGATTCAGTGCATTCGTAAACCTCATGTGAACCATAATGCGTAGCAAAGTCATTAACACACGCACTAATGCGTTGAACTAGTGGTATAAACTCTAGATACTCCGTAAGATCTGCTATGTGAAAACAATTATCAGGTGATGCTGCACCACTCAACCAATCAGTTGTGTTTCCTTCCTTGAATACATCACGCAGTTTGTATATCTTGTTGCATATAAGATCATTCTCTTCCGTAGATAATATATTCTCTCGTGCATATATCCCTACTGGAAATACATGTGATACATAATTGTCAACTGGAGATACTTTTATCGTCATCGCTTGCTTTAAATACTAATAGTTCATCACCACTCTGTACATCTTTCATCTCTGGATGCACTGTTCTCTGTGGTTTCCGTGGTTTATTCACATCTTCAAGGACTGCTCCTGTCATTCTCCACATAAATGCGAATGTTGCACCAACAACTGCTGCAAAACTAATACCAAATATGAATATGGTGATGTCATTCATCGCCTTCTCCTCCTACGTTTCTTTTTAAAAAACTTTTGATAGATAGGTCGCACCAAAAAAAGATCTATCAACTCATATAGAAACCAAAATCCTAGGAATATTACCATTCCTACTACAACTATGTACTCAACGAGTTTCATCATAGGTCTTCTAGTCTAGGTTCTACCCAATGTTCTGTGTTGTCAATACCTGCTGCCTTGACATACCTCATGATGTGATCATCTATCTGATGATAGATTGGATGCAGATCTAAATCCATATTAATATCATGTGCTATCTGTGCCACTTGTGATTCAGTTAAGCAGTGGTCTGGATGCAACAAATCACAGGTTGGTATCCTGTGTTCTATTAATTCATTGAGGTTAAGTCTAATTTCGTAGTCTCTATATACTGGCATAATTGTCTATTGAAAGGGGTCTGAGACCCCTTGTGGGGTCTTAGATGTACTTGGTAGGTAAAGTTGATCTGTCGTAAAGATAACCACCTGACCATGTGCAATTAATTGGATTGAGGATATACTCTCTATCCTTGATAATTCTTAAGTCCCATCTTACTGGATACTTACCTGTCTTTGTTGGTGCATTATAACCTGCAGGCATATACACCTGACCTGTCTTCTTATCTATAAAAGCATGTACACTGCTGTCCTTGTATTCTTTAGTTGGATTAGGACCCATGCTATCAAACTCTTGCATAACGATCTTGATGTACTTACGACCTGTGTATGCAACAAATCTGTTTAGGTTAGCAGTACCAAACTGAATCTTGTCTAGTTGCTCCTCATGATACTGAGCAAATGATCTCTCATCTGCTAGTTCTCTCTCATGATGTCTGATTGCTTGGTGCTTATAGTTTAAGTCTAGTGCGTTACATAGATCGTTAGCCCAACCTTGTACTCTTTCTTCGAGTGTTGCAGGTGCGGTTGCTACTGTCATGTGTCTCCTGTTTGTGTATGTACTTATTATAGTACATATACTGCGTATATGCAAGCTATTATGACACTAATTTAATCGTCCCAATCATCATCCCAATCTAATTCTTCCTCTTCACCGAACATCATTTCGTAACTATCCGCGTCCTCCTCATCAAAATGATTCATACCCCACTGTAACATCGTATATCCTTGTAAACTACTGAATGATATGGTACTATCTCCCTCATTCATAGCGTAACCACGCTTCAACCACTCCGTTAGTTCGTGTTCTGGGTATGCATCCATCATCAGTTCAAGTAACTTCTCGAAGTTATCACGCTTTAAGTGCTTATATTCGAGTGGTGGATGATTTAAATGCTTCTGCCACTGCGGATATAATCCATCCTCAATAAACATCATCGCTCGAATACCTCAATGTTACCATCAATATACTGGTGGATATAGTGTACTAATTCATCTTGTAGGTTCATTGGTTCGTTAGTGAATTCAATAATGTATCCTGGTTTCTCAAATTCTAACACATCAAAATCATTTTTCAACCGTCTGGGTGCACCCATGGGTAATTCTACCTTACCATATGTGGCATTTTCCGTACAAATGAATATAGAATCAGCACTCATAGGCATGAAATGCGTTGTTTTATCTACTTTTTGCACATGTCGCTCTAAATTTGGGATGGTCTTAGCATCAGGGTCGATACCAACACAGAGAGCACTTCCATCATCGGTCAATGATGTGAACCTTGTGACACCAGATATGCGAAAACTTACGTTAGTACCAGGTTTGTAACGTAAGTAATGCGGATGTTTTGCTGTCTCGCTCATCCATATGCCATCAGTAAACAACAGACATCTACTATGCATGTAAAATCGGATGAGAAATTCAGTGGGAATGTCCATCCAATCAGGTATGATCGCATTGATCATGTCAATGTCAGGTTGTTTTATGTATGTCTTGTGTTCTTCTGGATCGTCACCAAAGAATTTAAAACCTTGGGCACATCCTCTATGATATAAAACTGTAAAATCTTCAAATGAATCAGTTACAGTGTATGATTTGCTCATCTATCAATAATTTCAATAAGTCCGTCTTCTACTTGTTGTAACCATGTCCTCGTAAATTCAGCAACATCAGGTTCTTCTCGTGTAAATTCAATTATTAATGTAGGTTTATCTACTGTTACTTGAACTGAATGATCAACTGATACTGGATATGGAAAATGCTGTATTAATTTCTGTTTATGAAACCAACAATCGTGCATTGGTACTATTATACTATCTTTTCCTGTTGGTGTAAAGGCTCCACTCTCTTCATAAAAATGCACTCTCCTGTTAGTAGCATGTAGATCTTCATATCCTTGACATGATGCTATGCCATTTTCTTCTTGAGATATCATCCTAGCAAGACCACAGAATCTTAAATGAGTGTATGATCCGTTATGATAAATCAATGATCGGTGTGCAGGTCTTAAACTGTCGCTCTTCCATGTGCTTCCGAACATTACTGATCTATGATGTACTTGTAAATACTTACCACATTCTCTCACTTCATCTTCGATGGATGCGACTATGCCATTAGGATTATTATCAATATGCTCTTGTACTACATCAGGTTGTGTGTGTAGAACTATCTCCTTGGCTGGATCAGGATCATTACCGAATATTTTTTTACCCTTGCGTGCATCAGTTGTACTGAATACAGTCATGCCAAACTGTGTTATGCTTCTACCAAAAGAATAGTGTGCTATCCTTGAATCTTGTGTCTCTGCAAATTGATACATGTATTACACCTCAGCATCTTCTTCTGCTAGTGCCTGTGTGAGTGCTTCAAATTGTAAATCAAAATCATCTTCATTATAAACGTTGATGACCTGAGTTGCATTTATGGCACCTGCAACAGGATCAATACTTTGTGGATTTGCCTTAGCAATTGCTTCGTGGTGTTTCATTAGATCAATCATTGGGACTGACTGCTCTGTATCTATTATGGCATTGAGTGCGGTTAGACTACCAGACATATCAACTTCTTTTAATCTACTGTTTGATACTGCACTATAGACCATATCAGCAATTTGAAATCTTAATGGTGATACTTCTTCTGGTTCCATACTATCAAGATCCATAGTAAGAGGACCATACCAATCATCATTATTCAAGGTTCCATCATTATAATACACCTCAAAAGTTCTTTCTTCTGAGTTATAGTTTGTGCACTTGTAAACTGGAGCTACCTCAGCATCTAGTCTAAACTGGGGATCAATGTTTTCTATACTATCCATTATTCTGTGGTCCGTTAATTGTTCCTGCTGTCTCTTTAGTTATATAGTTGACTCCGTCTATGGCAGCACCAGAGTTACCTGGCGAACCAGTTGTAACACCTTGAGATTGTCCGTTTGATCCCAATCCACCACCATTTCTACCACTTTGGGCACCACATGATTGATTTGAACCACCATTACCACCAGCATTTGATTGTCCGTTTTGACCACCAGGACCACCAGAACCACCAGAGGAGTTTGGATATCCTGCTCCACCGCCACCTCCTCCACCTGTTTCTTGGGAGAATTGTTGGTAAGTTATAGGACACTGACTACCTTTCATGCATGGTTGTTGTCCTTGGTTTACGTAGGTGCATTGTGCTCCACGACCACCTCCACCTCCTCCACCGCCACCAGCAATCTGACCGCTGTTGACTAGAGTAGTTGTTGTTCTGCAATATAGTGCAGTTTGTCCATTTGCACCATTACCACCAGCATTATTATTACCGCTTCCATTACCACCATTACCACCTCTACCTAAGACACGTTTTCCAGAGTTGACATACAATATAACTCTAGATCCTGAAGGTAGAGCATCTATTCTTAAATATCTTTGTGTAGAATTAACATAAATCGCACCATATGCAATATTATTACTCCATGAACTAGCACCCTGTAATACACTTGATAATGTAAAAGTACTATTAGAGAGGTTCCAGTTTCCTGAGGTTGTGTTGTTACCAAAAGATTGTCTTTCTTGAATTGCATAGTTAACATTGGCAGAGTTAGAACCATTGTTATTAGCACTTAAAGTGAGTCTAAAACGATAGACATCATACTGTGCAGCATTTCTCCATGATCCACCCTCTTTTACATATATGTTTTCAGATGAACGCCATGTTCCAGAATCTTTAACCCATACACGATCAGCATGTTGCCAAGCATTACCAGATTTGAATAATAAATCTCCTCCTAAGCGAGCAGCTGTTTCATCATTGTAAGGAAGTCCCATAATTAATACCTAAACCAAATGTCTCCGTTTGAACCTTGCGTCGTGGGTGCACTTGTACTTATCCATCTTCTACCATATGCATTTGATGCTGAACCAATAGTAAATGTAACTCCACCCGTAGTTGAGTTAACAGACCCGTCATAAAATCCTGAAGGATTAGCGAAGGATGTAACACCAGTATTTCCTATACTGATAGTGTTGGCACCATTTGTAATGCTGATACCTGTTGAACTACCTATGGTTGCTTTTGCAAATCCACTAGCAGAACCGATAAGTAACTGACCATTAGTTAGTGTTGAAGTATCTATGCCAGTACCACCATAGGTTCTATTGATTACAGATGCATTCCATGTACCAGATGTGACGGTACCAATAGTAGATAGAGACGACGCTGAAGTTAAGTTTCCAAGTGTATCTATTGCAGATTCTATAGTAGCTTCAGTAGTAGCATCTAAAGCATCAATGTTCTGTAGTGTTGCAACACCAGTAGTATCTTGAACTACCTGAGAAGAACCAACTGTAAGCGTATTACCTATTGTTAAACCACCTGTTAAATTCAAGTCGTTGTTTACAGTTGTAGTACCAGTTGTAGCACCAATTGATACTGCAGTTGCTGCTCCACCTATGTTTAGTGTAGTTGCTGTAGTATTGATTAAGTTGAATGTAGTATCATCAGTTGCAATAGTACCACCATTTGCATTGATTGTACTAGCGACGTTAAGTATGTTACCAACATTGATATTACCACCAGTGGATAATAAACCAGTTCCTATTGTGAATGTACCAGTTCCACCAATATTAATACCGAGTCCATTCGAGAATGTTAAATCACCTGTACTATCAGTAGCACCACTACCACCTGTAATTGATAAATTACCAGTGTCACTCAATCCAAACTTAACCCAGTTGTTATTGAGATATGTGTGTCCTAGATATTGCCCTCTTGTTGGGTTCTCTTTTAATTTCCAATCACCAGTGTCACCAACCGTAGTTCCAGTTGGATCTGCAGCTAATACGTCAATATTCTTAGATGCTTCACCAGTAACACCGATGGTTATATCAGCAGCAGTTAATTTACCCTCAACAGCAGCTTCATTACGTACTCTTAACTTACCCTTGAAGTCAGATTCTAGTGTCTGAGATTCAACGGTGATCTTATCCCTAACAATAATCTCGTCAAATGTAGGACGTAAGTTTGTAGTTTCACCAACGATTGATAATGTAGGAGTATCAAGGTTTGCTTCCTCACCAGTAACAGAACTAATCTTAGTGTTACCAATGAATAGGTCACCATTACTGTTAAGTCCAGAGTAGAATGCGATACCACCGTTTTCCTTCTGTGACTGTGATATGAGTATTTCTTGCTCAGTTAGAACTCTATTCTGTACTGAAGGTAGACCAGTTGAATAGTTACCAGGACCATAACCAACATATTCAAATGTATGGTTACCAGATCTCAGGATACTTGGTCGTCTTAGTTCAGTATCAGTTGGTGATGTACTGACTGGAAACATTCTTAATGCTTTATCTATTTCATCTGCTTCACCATCTCTTGCTTCAAGAGTAATATAGTTCGCTAACTGAGGACTATTTGGATTACCTGCGTTAACATAATTGTTTCTAGTTTCTTGAATAAATGCGTTAATTGATTCCTTGGTAATAGATCTTGACTTATCCTCAGCTGTACCATCTGTACTTGTAACTAATCCAATTGTAGTATTACTTGCAATAGATGTTGTTGCATCTGGATCTTCAGTTGGGTTATCTTTATCTAAAGTAGGGTATAGATCATTGATATTCTGAGAGAATGAGAATGAATTAACACTAGCGTTAGTAGGTGAGACACTACCTTTTAATAAGGTACAATAGTAGACACCATTTTGTACTGACTTCTGAAGTGGTTTCTCGATTTCAATATCATAGATGTAATATACTTCCCCGTATGACTGACCCGTAGGTACGTTTCTTGGTTGTACAATATAACCATTGATAGGATCTCTTGATAGAGATACAGAACTATCAACAACATAACGGATACGATATGTTCTATCACGAGAGGATCTATTATCTGGTGTACGACGCATGTAACCTGCACCAGTAAATAGAGAACTTCCATAGAAACCAGAACCTTGTACTCCTTCATTTCCTATATGATAATGAATACCTTTATATCCTGTAACAGCATTGGTTGTACTGTCTCCAGATGTAGCAGCAGTGACTCTAATATACCAGTTATTAAGTTCAGTATCCCATTGTAGTGGATGACCAGGATCACCAGGTGTATATTGATTTTCAGTTATAGCAGTGTATATACTATCCGCTGGCGATGTGGTGCCATCGGGAGATAGTAATGCTGAACATATAACTGGGACTGAGTTGCCAGGATTTGAAAGAGAATCTATTAATGAAACATATAACTTATCTTGTTTTCTAGCACCAATGTTGAAACCTTGTAATTTATATGGAGGTTTTGTTGCCAGTGATCCATATCCATAGAGATATAATCGTGTATTAACGGCACCAATATACGCCCATGTAACTGTACCATCAGTAGCGGTTCCAGTTGTGTGACTAGGAGCATTTGTAGATGGACCACTTGTTCCACCTGTAGTAGTATAATATGCATTACCGTTAGCAACAATAGATGCTCCTGCAGCATAAGCTGTGCTGTTTGCGTGAACTCCATTATTTTGAGTTGCATTTGCCTTGATCTTTTGTACATCAAATGCTACATATCCAACTGGTATCTCATTAATAGTACCTTTATATACAACAACACCAGGTGATACAGTGTCTGCACCACGATATCCTCTATTCAAAGTCAATACACCTGTGCTAGAATCTACAGTAGTTACCCTATATGACTCCTGTGCATCATCTTGTATAAACTTAATATAATCATTGGCTACAATACCATGCTGACTGTTAGATGCAGATGGAGTCACAGTCACATTATTTAAATCAGCCATAAATGTATATCCTGATACCTCTGCATATGTCCTACCTAACTTTTGTGGAGGAATGATATGTGTAATCTGACCTGCTTTATCCTGTGTGAATGGTGCATTCTTAAATCCTTTTGCTCTTAATGCACAAGATCCGAAGTTAGAGTTAGAGTTGGTAATTGATTGGTCGCCACCACTAAGAGCAACGAAATGATCAGCAAAACCAACAGCGAATACAGATACTGCCTGAATAACTGAGTCGTTAGAGCATTTAACATGGAAGTTTCTGTAGTCTGCTTTGTATATACTATCTCCATCTGTGTGTGATCCTGCTCCATATGCTGATCCGTTCCATTTAAGAAATGCATTGTCATCTTTTTGTAGTGATACTCCAGTAAACTGTGCAACAACCATGGATTTGAATCCAGTTGCTTTACTACCATCAGCATGCATACCACATG